CCCGTTGAGGGCGACGATGGACGGAAGCGCAGATTGAAAAGCCTGCGTGAGGTCCAGTCTATCGTCCAGTCGCCGGATAAGCTCCTTCGCCAGAAATTCCGGTGAAATTCCTGGTAGTTGCATGAGCATGGGAAAGATGCGTTCGGCATTGGCGATCTCCTGGGCTTGGTTGGGCCGCCCGGTCGAACCGGCCTCGATTTCGAGCCAAAGCTCGTCAGAAATCTGCTGGCGGGACATCTCCGGCCACACCGCGCCCTCGCCCACGATCCGTTTTACCGTGTCGATGGTGACTTCTTGAAGAAGGATCTGCGACCCCGTTCGGGCGATCTGGGTCAGGAGATCGTCGATGTCGTCGATGTTCGAGCCCATCGCGGTCGCCCGCGACGCTTCCGCGATATTCGATTGGGTCGCCGTGGGAGAACCCCCGGGCGGCCCCATGTTGGCTTCCTGAACCCCAGTCACGCGCAGCATGTCGGTGTAGAGTTGTTCAGTGTCGTATAAGTTTGGGTCGATGGGCGGCCCTTTGAACGGCTGGAGCAGATCATCGACTTTCTGTCCGGGCTGGAGCCCGTTCAACTCGATGATGGCGTTGTCGGGATGGTTGGAGAGCTTGTCCAGATCCTCGGCGTCGACCATGCCTGACGCGACTACTGTCTTGGGCCGCGCCGCGCGGCGGTGTTCACGCATCCCCTGACGGGCGCGGTTGTACTCCTGCTGCATGTCTTTGATCAGCCGCACGTCCGACGGCGGGAACACCATCAGTTCGTGGTCGCAATCATTAAGCGTGAGCGGGAACCAGGGCCAGAACCTGTCGGTATAGACTTCTGGCGACGCCGGCTCGCGCAGGAAATCGGGATAGCCGTCGCACACGACGTAAATCAAGCCGTCTTTCTTGTTATAGACTTCCCAGACACAGGCGTTGCGCCGGTCGCCGCCGTCGCCGAGATCATCCTTGTTGATTTTGCTTTCCAAGGCCACGAAGCCATGACGAGTTACCACGGTGGCGTTGTCGCTGTCGAAGTCCTTATAGGCGGTAAAGCTTTTGCCGACATCTGTGTCGTAGATTTCTTTGATCTCGTTTGGGGACAGGATGTATTGCTGCGCTACCCAATCGGCCCCCAAGAACTCCTTGATGGCGATGACCTTCGGGTCCATTATGATATCAGTCGCGAGCGGATAATCGAATGTAAGCCCTTCGCGAACAACGTATTCCACTTCTGTGCGGAGATCCTGCAACATAAGGCGCATCTGTTCGGCCTCGGGGCCGTCAGGGTCAACTTCGTCGTCGTGGATGTCGGCGCTCAGACGTTCAAGCGTGGCGAGACGGTTATTGATGTCGGCAATGCGCGCTTCGATCTCGGGCCGCTTCTGCATGACGCGTTCGAACCCGATTTTGACCCACGCCACTCCGCAAGTGCAGGCGCGGCGGACCACCATCTTCATCATCGCCTTGAAGTCTTGCGGCTGCTGGGAGATATCATGGTCGAACAAAAGCTGGAGCGTGAGCGCGATCTTGTCTAACTGCTGTTCCTCGGTGCGCACTCTCGCCGCGTCCTGGAGGATCGGCATCGCGCTTTGCTGCATCTGGGCCAGGCCCGCCTGCATCTGGGCGGCTTGCATCGGGTCGCCCTGGCCCACCGCCGCAGCTTGTTGCGCGCCCTGAACTTGGCTAATCATCTGGGTGCCGGCGGCCTGGATCGCGACTAGCGAAGACTGGTCGCCGTCCCACACGGTGTTAAGAACGCGCTGCCGGCGCTTGGCGACAAATTTGGGATTCTTGGCGTAGAAGAACGCCACCCGCTGCGAGATCACCCGCAGGCACAGGTTAACGACATAGCGGTTGTCGCGCTCGTTGTGGGTCCACTGGTAGCCGCGGGCGAAATCCTGGTCGTCCCGCATTCTTTCGAAGATCGGCGACCAGTATTTGACGGCGCGCTTGAGGCGGTTGTTCCACTTATCAACCAGTTGTTCGCGCGCCAGGTGAACGTCGGGGTCGTCGCGGCGAATAATGTCCTGCTTGGCGGCTTCCTCAAGCACGTTTTCAGGGATCGTGGGCTCGGAGCCGAGCATTTGCTCCAGCATCGACTGCATCGGCGAGAGGGATGGGCCGTTGGGATCTTGGAGCATGTCACCAGCCGCCTGTCGTGCGCTCTTCGCGCTTCTCCTTTTGCTCGCGCTTGCTGTCCTCGATCACCCAGCCGAGAGTGCCCTGCTTGGGGGCTTCGATCGACGGGAGCGCGCGCTTGGGCTTGCGGGTATGATAGAGCCCCAACCCCACCAAAGCGAGGGTGTCGACAAAGTCGTCGTGGACGCCGGAGGGGAATTTTATCATCTGGTCGTAGGCTTCCGCCCACCACGAGGCGAAGATGGGGAAAAGCACGCTCTGCTGCGAAATACGCCCTGAGATTGACTGCGCCCGCTGCTCTTTGTCGGTCGCAGGCGTCAATTCGTAGAGCGAGCAAAAGACGCGCTTCTCCAGCATTCGCTTTCTCAGGAAAGGCCCGATACTCTGCGAAATGTGATGCTTCTCGCTAAACCAGAAGATCGGATGATACTCCTCCATCATCGCGATCATCACTTCGATCACTGTCGCGGTGTCGGCCTGACGCCAGAACAGCTTGGGCATGATCCAGATTTGGTCGTGCTCGTCCACCCCAACCGTCATGAGGCACGTCTTGTCGCGGCCCTGTTTAAGGGAAACCGCGTGATCGCTGGCGCAGTAGAAACGAAGATGCTCTTTGTTGGGCGCGGCTTTCATATTCTTGTAGGGCCGAAAGAATTTGGCCTTGAAGAAGCTGCCTTCTTCCGGCGTGGGCCGGCCCTGGTAGAGCGCCTGAAAACCCCGCACGTCGGTTTGCCGGATGGTGTTGAGATAGTCGCGGTCGAACCGCTCCGGCCACAAGGGTTCTCCCACGCCCCGGCCTAAAACGTCGCCCTTGATGGCGAGCGCCGGCATCTCGATCACCCGCCACTTTTCGGCTTCGGCCTCCACGTAGCAGGGATTGATCGGATCGGTTAGTCTACCAATCAAGTCATCTTCGTGCCATCGGGTTTGGATGACCACAATCGCGCCCTGCTTGGTCATCAGCCGGGTCTGCAACACCTGGGTGTACCAGGACCACAGTTGTTCACGGATGGTGGGACTATCGGCTTCCCGCCGGTCCTTGAGCGGGTCGTCGAGCAGGATGACGTCGGCGCCCCGGCCGGTGATGCCCGAGCCGCGGCCTAGAAAGAACGCCACCCCGCCGCCGACGATTTCGAGCCGGTCCACGGATTGCGAGCCCGGCTTGAGCTTCACGCCGGGAAATACTTGCTTGTAGAGGGACGAGCGCATGATGTTGCGCACCGCCCGCCCGTGGTCCCAGGCGAATTTCTCGCTGTAGGTCGCCACGATTATGGAGTTTTCGGGATGACGCCCGATGTACCAAGCCGCGAACAGATGGCTCGCGAGCTTCGTTTTACCGTGTCTGGGTGGGATTGTGACTTGGAGCCGGAGATAGACGCCCTGCTCGACTTTCTCCAACGCGGCCCCAAGCACCCGGTGATGTTTCGAAGGCCGGTAGAGGGACGCATCCATGTCGTCCGGGTTGTCAGGGACCGGACTGACGTATTGCGCGAAATGGATGAGGTCGTCCTTCGCCAGAAGGATCTTCTTCCGACGCTCAAGCAGTAACTTGAGTTCAGCTTCGACTGCCGGCTTCACATTTTCTCAGTCCGTAACGGCCCAGGCGCGCGGGCTTGAGCTTTCCGGTTCTTAGGCGGTCGTGAAGTTGTCGCCGGCGGCGGTTTGGAAACGCCGCCGGCTGGGCCTCGCGGAGCTGCTCTCGGGGATGGCGGCGAGCCCGCGAAGCTTTCACCCGGCGACCCGGGCGGGCGCATAGGCGCCGCGCCGGGAAGAAGAGGCCCGGGCGGTCCCAGTCCGGCCGGCGTAATTCCCGGAGACACGCCCGGGGGCATTCCGCCAGGCGGCATATGGGCGTGCAGCATTACGTGAACGCCGGGGTTGCCGGCGGCCAGCTTACCCAGCATGTCGCCTATGCCGCCGCCCGCGCCTGCGCCAGGGCCGGGGCCAGTAGGCATTGGGGGCATATCGCCAATCGCCATTAGGATTTACTCTCTTCGCCGGTTTGAGGGCCATACTGATTGACGAATTTCTGATGCGTGGAGCCGGCGCGGGTCTTGATGCTTTTATCAGCTTCAATCCGCTTGCGCGCCTCGCTCATCGTCTCTTCCAGCTCTTTCTCGTCCACCGGCTGGCCGGCGACATAGTCTCTCGAACCGGGCTTGGCGAGCTTGAAGTCGGGCGGGTTGAACGCTTCCTTCAGCGCCTTGCGCTCTTGTTCGAT